TATAAGGATAAGGACACGGCCAATTAGTAGGGTAAATTTACCATGAATGAATCTACATGTAAAGTTGTAAAATTAACAAATGGAGAGGATATTGTTTGTGAAATTGGTGATGGAAATAGTGAAAATGAATGTGCAATTGGCCGCCCTCTTAAAATAGAAGTTCATTCTCGCTCGACTAAAAATGGTATTATAGAATCTTTAAATCTTACTCGTTGGATTGGGCCCTATACAGAACAATCATTTTTTCTTATTAAAACTTCTCATATTCTTTTAATAACTGAAGCTTCTCATGGGCTGAGTCGATATTATGATCATGTGCTTAAAGAACTTGATGATTGGGACAATAGTAAATCAAAAAAAAGACAACTTCTAGATGATATTGATAACGAAGAAATATACGATGAATTGTTGGAAGAAATTAAAATACCAAATAAAACAATTCATTAACGAAGTCACATACTCTATTATACCTGTTTTGTACTTGACATTTACATCGTAATAATGTATATTATATAAATGATAAGTTGTGTAAGGAGAAATGATGACATCCATAAAAAAATCCAAAAACGTGCATTACGTTGATAATAAAAAGTTTCTTTCGGCTATGATTGAGTTTAAAGAATTATATAATATTGCAGAAAAAAATAAAGAAGAATATCCTCCTGTTTCTAATTATATTGGAGAATGTTTTTTAAAGATTGCAACCCATCTTTCGTATCGTCCTAATTTTATTAATTATACTTATCGGGATGATATGATATCTGATGGTATTGAAAACTGTTTACAGTATGTTCACAATTTTAATCCAGAAAAATCTAACAACCCTTTTGCATATTTTACTCAAATCATTTATTACGCCTTTCTTAGAAGAATTGCAAAAGAAAAAAAACAAACCCATGTGAAAAATAAAATAATACAAAATACTAATTATCAATCTTGGACAACGATGGAAGGAGATGATAGTGCATATACTGTATTGGGATTTGATCCAAATGTAATGCTTCCAGATGAAGATGTGTATAAGCCAAAAAAGAAATCATCAGAAAAAACTAAAGGCCTAGAATCGTTTATGGAAGAAGATAAGAAAAAGAGTAACAGGAAAAGGAATAAAAAAGTTTGAAAATTGGTATTATTACAGACACACATTTCGGAGCAAGAAATGATAATTTAAATTTTAATGACCACTTCTATAAATTTTATGATAACACATTTTTTCCTACTTTGAAGGAAAGAGGTTGTAATGTTTGTGTTCATATGGGAGATGTTGTTGATCGGCGTAAATTTATAAGCTATCGCATAGCAAGTGATTTTCGTAAACGGTTTATTAATAAATTTCAAGAACTGGGTATTGATTTACATATTATTATTGGCAACCATGATACTTATTATAAGAACACTAATGAAATAAATTCTATGGAAGAACTTGTTGGTTCTGATAGATTCAAAATTTATACCAAACCAAAGATTGTAGAATTTGATGATACTCCTATTTTGTTTGTGCCGTGGATTAATGTAAACAATTATGATGAATCTATAAAATTGCTTAATACTGCAAAATCAGATATTGTTATGGGACATTTAGGAATATCTGGTTTTCAAATGCATCGTGGTCAAATTTCAGTAGAGGGACATGAAAAAGAACTGTTCCGTAGGTTTGATACTGTCTTTAGTGGACATTTTCATCATAAGTCTGATGATGGCCAGATTTATTATTTGGGAACGCCATATCAAATTACTTGGAGTGATTATGACGACCCAAAAGGATTTCATATTTTTGATACAGAAACCAGAGAACTTGAGCGTATTATAAATCCTTATACACTTTTTAATAAGATATTTTATGATGACACTCAAGAAGATTACAATAATCATGATTTTACTCAATATGAAAATAAGTATGTAAAATTAATTGTGGTTAATAAGAAAGATTTATATGAGTTTGATAAATTTGTTGATAAACTTCTCCTGGCTGATGCTTACGAAGTAAAGATTATTGAAGATTTTTCTGAACTTGATGCAAGTAATGTATCAGATGATATTGTTGAAAATACAGAAGATACGATGACTCTTTTAGAAAAATATATTGATGACTTGGATGTTACTCTAAGTAAAGATAGATTAAAAAACACAATGAGAAATTTATATACTGAGGCACAGGATTTGGAACTTTGATTCAATTTAAATATGTTCGTTGGAAGAACTTTCTTTCAACTGGTAATAACTTTATAGAAATACAATTAGACCGAAACCCCACTACTCTAATTATTGGTGAGAACGGCGCAGGCAAGTCTACAATTCTTGATGCGCTGTGCTTTGGTTTGTTTGGTAAACCTTTTCGTGGTGTTAATAAACCCCAATTACTAAACTCTGTCAACAACAGCTCTTGTTTGGTTGAAGTTGAATTTAAAATTGGTTCTAAGAATATTAAGGTGATTCGTGGTATTAAACCAAATATTTTTGAAATATACGTTAATAATAAAATGTATAATCAAGATGCAAATGTAAGAGATTATCAAAAATATTTGGAACAACAAATACTCAAGTTAAACTATCGTAGTTTTACTCAGGTTGTTATTTTAGGATCATCTACATTCATTCCATTCATGCAATTGAAGGCCCGACATCGTAGAGAGGTTGTGGAAGAGATTCTTGATATTCAAATCTTCTCTTTGATGAACATGCTATTGAAACAAAAACTTAAAACTATATCTGACGAGCTTCGTGATATTGATTATCAACTGGAACTTACTACAGAGAAAATTGAACTACAGAAAAAATATATTGATAGCGTAAAAAAGAATAAAGACAAAATAATTAAAGAAAAGAATAATCTTATTTCTGACAATGAAGAAGAGATTTTAATACGACAAGGAGAGATTGATTTACTTAAAAAGGATAATGATGTTCTGTTAAATAAAATTTCTGATACTGAAAAGATACAAAAGAAATATAACAAGTTAAAAGCTATTCAGGCTACTTTAATTGAAAAACATAAGTCCCATTCTACTGTTGTTGATTTTTTTGAAAATAATGATGATTGTCCTACCTGTGAACAACATATTGACGAAATTTTCAAAAAGGATATGATATTCAACAAACAAAAAGATGTAGATAAATTTTCAAATGGCCTGAAAGAATTAGAAGAAGAATTAAAGAAATCAAGAGATAGACAAAAAGAAATATCCGATATTACAGATAAGATACGAGAGAATGAAGTTCAGAGTGCAAAAGACAATAGTTCTGTTATACAGCTAGAGAAATTTAATTCCACTCTACAAGCTGAGATTAAACAATTACTAACTGGAGATGTAAGCAAGTCTGATTATGACAAGTTGAAAAAATTAAAGAATAAACTAAAAGGTATAGATTCACAAAAAACAAAATTGAGAGAAGATAAAACTTATTCTGAAGCTGCAAAGAATATGTTGCAAGATACAGGTATTAAGACTAAAATTATCAAACAATATCTTCCTATTATGAATAAACTTATTAATACATATTTAACTTCTATGGAATTTTATGTGAACTTTACTCTGAATGAAAGTTTTGAGGAAACCATCAAGTCAAGATATCGTGATGAGTTTACCTATGATTCGTTTAGTGAAGGTGAGAAGATGCGTATTGATTTGGCCCTTTTGTTTACATGGAGAGCAATTGCAAAGATGAAAAATAGCACAAATACAAATCTGTTGATGTTGGATGAGATTTTTGATAGCTCACTTGACAGTTCTGGAACAGATGAATTTCTGAAAATTCTCAATACGCTCTCTGATGAAAATATTTTTGTGATTAGTCATAAGCAAGATATATTGGTAGATAAGTTTAGAAGTACAATCAAATTTGAAAAGGTGAGAAATTTTAGTCATGTTGTTGAATGATGGGTAAACGAAGCGACTTTGAGAGAAAGCCAAGAGATTTTTATTCTACACCAAAAGAGGCTGTTATACCTCTTTTACCACATTTACCAGAAAAGGGTTTGTTTGCAGAACCTTGTGCTGGGGATGGTAGATTGATTGGACACATTGAAGAACTTACAGGCTTGTCTGGTTACTGGATGACAGACATAGAACCACATGCTGATTTTATTGGCAACGGTGATGCACTCACAGATAAAATTGTGGGGTGCGATATATGCATAACAAATCCGCCTTGGGATAGAAAAATACTACATCCTCTAATTGATAATTTATCGAATCAACTTCCTACTTGGCTATTATTTGATGCAGATTGGATGCATACTAAACAAAGTGTTCCCTATATAAAAATGTGTAGTAAAATTGTGAGTGTAGGTAGAATTAAATGGTTTGGTAATATGACAGGTAAAGATAACTGTGCTTGGTATCTATTTGACAGGGAAGCAAACAACACTATTTTTTATGGAAGAACATAATGGCAATATACACGTTACTTGAAAATAACAATACAGTTCTAACTATTCCTTTATCGGAATGTAGTGAGAACTTGGATAGAGCAGAACTAAAGGAAAATCTGGTAGAAACCATGAAGGAATTTCGTGGAATCGGGCTGTCAGCAAATCAAGTTGGAGTAATGGAACGAGTA